AAACTGCTGCTCAGAAGCAAGGTTGAACAGTACCCATGACATGTTTTGAACACTTGAAAATTCAGAAATTGCACATCGAATCCCTCAAAACCTTAACCTTTGACCAGCTTATTCAGATGGCGTGCGAGTTCGAACTCGAAATCAACAGGGCTAACCAATCCAAAAACCCGCAAGTGCAGAAAGCCCTAGAAAACGCGTCCGAACATATTCCTCATATTGTTGAGTGGTTAATCACGGCAAAGAAGGATTCTGCTAAATGATTTGGGTTTGTTGGAACTGCAGAAGCTATAATCTGCCAGAGTTTAGAACTTGCTGGAAATGCAAAAAGGACAGTGAAAACAAAACACAATGACTGAACAAAAACTAGCACTACCACTGCTTCTAGTCTCTGAATTAAAAATGGCACAGAATGGCACACCTAAGAAAATATCACGGCAAGAAAAAATTGATGCGTTAGTTACTATCATCTTCAAGGGCGAAACCAATTTCACAAAAGCCTGCCAAAAAGCAGGATTGCCCAGACGTACAGGTTATCGCTACTGGAACAAGTGGAAACAGTCTGAAGAGGTGCAGCAAGTCGACTTGGAATGGTGGGCCCTAGCCAACAAACTCAAAGACGAATATCCAGAAAAAGCGTTTGAAGGTTTAACTCGCCTCAAAACCAAGATGATACCTACCCAACTTAACATAGAAGAAACCCAAAAGTTGACAGTAAATGTCCGTGTTAGAAAATCGCTTGAACAATACGCAGTCCTATTCCGAAGAAGAGAACAGACAGCGCCAGACTCTCCTACAGGAAACAGTTCTGAACAACAAGTACATACCACACCAACCAACACTTAAACAAGCAGAATTCCTGACAACGCCAAACCGAGAAGTCTTCTATGGCGGCGCAGCAGGAGGAGGCAAATCAGACGCACTACTAATGGCTGCCCTCCAATTCATACATGTACCACAATACGAAGCCATCCTGTTCCGCAAAACCTACCAAGACCTATCTCTTCCTGGCGCGCTAATGGAACGAAGCATGGAGTGGCTAGGAGGAAAAGCCAAATGGAACGGTTCAGACCACATCTGGACATTCCGTTCGGGAGCACACCTTAGTTTCGGATACTTAGACACGCCACAAGACAAGTTTCGTTATCAGTCGGCCGAATTCCAGTACATCGGATTCGACGAACTTACACAACTTACAGAAGATCAGTACAGGTACATGTTTAGCCGCTTAAGAGGACGAAGCGATCTACCCTTACCATTAAGGATGAGGTCGGCAAGCAACCCTGGCAACATAGGCCACGACTGGGTGAAACGCAGGTTCATAATTGAAGGCCCGACGTATAACCGAGTGTTTATTCCTGCTAAACTAACTGACAATCCCTATCTTGACCAAGAACAGTATGTTTCGAGCCTCAGCGAACTTGACCCAATCACGAAAAGACAGTACCTTGACGGCGACTGGACGGCGCGGCACGGCGGCAACATCTTCTTGCGGGAATGGTTCAAAATCGTGGCCGAAGCGCCCGCAGACCTAAAGCTTGTTCGATATTGGGACATGGCTGCGACTGAGCCGAAGCCGAACACGGATCCAGATTACACGGTAGGCGCGTTGGTTGGTGAACAAAACGGAATATACTATATCATTGATGTCAGACGAGTCCGATCTAGCCCACCAATGGTTGAAGCACTCATCAAACAAACCGCGCAGCTCGACCCAGCAGGAACAAGAACGTTCATGGAGCAGGAGCCAGGAAGCAGCGGCGTCGCCCAAATCGACTATTACGCGAGGCAAGTGCTGCAGGGCTATAGTTTCTGGGGAATCAAAAGCACCGGGCCCAAAGCGGAGAGGGCTGTGCCTGTGAGTAGCGCGTCCGAAGCTGGCAACGTGAAGCTCAAACAAGCCCCGTGGAACGGCGCTTTTCTAGACGAGTTTGAAGCGTTCCCGCAGGGCGGACACGACGACATGGTGGATGCGGTGAGCGGCGCTTTTCTGCAGTTGCGTAAGCCAAGTTCAAACCCAAGTTTCCTGTTCGGATAGATGAAACATGCCGAATCCTAAAGGCATAAAATACGTGAAGGACGGAGGCCTAATCATTCACCCAGACGCCGCCCTCGACACCACAGAAGGCAGCAGCATAAAAATCCCGCAGGTCGACACCGCCTTAGGCGCAGGTTTCGGCGACACTATAGCCGATGGAGATCGAGCGTTCGCGGCATCACGCGAACCCGTAGCCCACTTCTTAACGTACGGCGTAGCCGCTGACGTCACGGACAAATGGTTTAAAATCGACGATCCCGACACTGAAGAGGCTGACCCCGCGCTTGACAGGACAGTTCAAGACGCTCTTTCACAATTAAAATTTAAAACGTGCCTCACCCAAGCGTTAGAGTCGGAGCGCATCTACGGCTGGAGCCTCATTGTCGGCGGCTTCGACGACGTGCAAGACATCAACAAACTGGCATCTCCGCTTAGGCAGGGCAGCCAACTGCGGCAACTCGCTGTTTATCCAAGCACGAAAGACGGGTACAAAACCAAGCAGGCCGAAGTGGACAGAAAAGACGATGATCCTTCAAGCATCCGATTCGGCGAACCAACAGTCTACAGGCTTGACAGAGGTTCAGGCAACTACCTATACGTGCATTACACGCGTGTCTGTAGAGTAGCAACACGCAGTGACGAATCAAGCGTGCTGGACCCAGTTTGGGATGACCTGAACTGTGGAAGAAACATAAGGTGGGGCGCCGCGCAGTGGATGTACAGGAACGGCGGAGGCTTCCCGGTGCTAGAGTTTCCAGCAGGCACCACCGTTGACAAACTCGAAGAGTACGCTGGAAGCGGAGCATTCGCTGACTTGATGAGCCGCACCTACATTTGCACTGCCCAGAACAGCGCAACAGAGAACAACGGCATGAAATTCCATTTTGAAGGCGCAGCAAGCGCCGTCCTTGATCCGACAGCATTCTTTAGAACAAACATTGAACAGGTCAGCATCGCCACAGGTATTCCTCAGCCTAAACTCGTCGGCGCGCAGGCTGGCGCGGTGACTGGCAGCGAAGTCAACATGCAAGACTACTACAAAGTAATCAGCAGAATCCAATCGGGCCTTGAGGACGTTGTGCGTTGGGTCGTTGACAAACTTGCTGATTCAAGTCAGTTAACACTAATCAAAACTGGCAGCGATAAGGATGGCAAGGTTAAACGGCTTTTCAGCAGGGTTTTCAGCGATTACCGACATAAAACAGCAAAAACTTACACGATAGAGTGGAACAGCGCGTTTGAACTGAGCAGTTTGGACGAGGCGAGGGTCGAGCAGCTTCATACTCAAGCAAACCAGTCGAAGCTTGACTACATGACTGTCGATGAGGTGCGGGCCGAAGAGACTCTTGACCCGCTGCCAAACGGTGAAGGCGCTGGCCTCAAAAAGGCCAGCCTGAACCTGTTCGGGCAGGGACAGAAGGGCAGTCCAGACTTGGAAACCAACGACAAGTTCCTCGTAGTAGATTTGAATAGGAAGCGTAAAGATGTTGAGGGCAACCCAAGCGGTTCAGGTGTTTCGGGATAGCGCAACCCGCATTTTCATGGAGACGCCCCTGACGTTCTTCAGCGTGCTTGACGAGTGGCTGTACATCGAAATCAGCGACGGCAGGCTCTGCGAGACTTGCAGGGCAAACGCGTGGGTGGAGAACGGCGTTTACCGGGGACACTACTTGAGACGGTTTTTCCCCTCTCTTGAGATTCAGGACGAAAACGTGATTGCGGTTAATGAGCATCCTAACTGTCGCTGCGTCCTAGTGCGGATTGCGAAGGCAGAGGAACTGTTCAAAAAAATAATAGGTGAAACATGAAATGCCATTCGGAGAATATTTAGACTTTGAAGATTGCATAGCCAAAAACAGCGACAAAAACAATCCCGAAGCGTACTGCGCAGAAATAAAAAGGCAAATCGAAGGCGACAAACAGCGCAGAGTAGGCTTCGACAAAGCCGTGCTGGACGACAAGGTCCTGCTTGACGACAAAGACTTTCTCGTGATGCCCGCAGTCATAGCCAGCGAAATCGTCCATGAATACCCCGAGGGCATGGCGTACAAGCCCGGGGACGAACTTGAAAAAGCCGCGTGGACGGCTGAGGGCAGATGGGTCAAAATCCTGAGCCACCCAGACAGCGCCCTGTTGCAGAGGGCAAGCGACATCTACGGCAAAATTGAGAACGTGCACTTCGCAAAGGATCTCTTAGAACCCAAAACCAAGCGTCCGATGCGAAGGGGCATACGAGCAGACATTAAATGGTTCAAGAACCGAGTGCCGCAAGACGTGTTAACGAAGATTCGAGAAGGTAAACTGCGAGACGTTAGCATAGGGTTCACTTACGAGGAAGACAGGACGCCCGGCGAATGGAACAGCCAGAAATACGATTACGTGCAGCGCAACATCTTCATTGACCACGTTGCCGCGCCAATCGAGGCGGGACGTTGCCCTGGGCCCGTCTGCGGAATCGCCGTTGACAGCGTAGTGCAGAACGACTTGGAATGTCCAGTGTGTTTGAGCATGAGGCAAGTGGGCTACACCGTTGCAGGCGCGCGCTTGTACAAGCGTTATGGTCCTGACGTGTTGGAAGTGATTGAAGGGCATCCTCTGCCGCAAGTTCAACTGGCCAAACAGGACGATGAAGACTTAATAGTGAAGAGCAGGCGGATCTTCAAAGAACTAGATGAAAGGTTACGCAAGTAACGGATACTCCATCTGTATGATGGTGGTTCTCTGTGTCGACAGAGACTAATAAACACGTTCTCGTACAAGGCGAGACTAAACAAGCTGACAATAAAAGGAAATAAAAACTAAATGTCAACAAACAACGAAAAAGCAAAAGCAGACTTTATCGAAGCATGCCTAAAAGACCATGACGCCGCCACTTGCGAGAAAATGTGGAACGATGCTAAAGCAGGCACACCAAAAACCGACGTTACGAAGGACCGTGGCTACGCACAAGTCGTGCAGGAAAACGAGAACCTCAAAGTCAGGGTTGAACGACTGGAACTGCAACTTCGCCAAGACAACACATTGCTGCAGCGGGTTAACGACGTGAAGAAGGCTGAAGACGAAGCGGACAAGGAAAGGCTGATCATTGACATTTTGAACAACAGCCAATACGCCAAGGACGTGTTAACTTCTAAAACCATTGAGGATTTGAAGACGATTGCAGACGCTTTGGAACACACTGAAAAACATTTTGCGAGTGTAACGGCAGACGCTGAACACACGCGTAAACTTCGAGAGCCTAAACTCACTGTGGGCGAATGGGACTCTGAAAAGAAGCAGTGGAAGGGAGGCCAATAGTAAATGGTAACTCAAAGAAGCATGATTAAGCCTACCAACAAGATAGTGCTTGACAGCCAAAACTGCCACAGGCAAACGTGTAAAATCGAGACTGTAGCAACCATGTACGCTGGACGCCTGGTCAAGAAAGGAACAAACGACGACGACATACAAATCGTTGCAGCCGCCACCGACACAATCATAGGCTGGCTAGGATATGAACAAACCACAAAGAAGCACAGACCCGCCACAGTCGACACGATCTACCTAGTCAACGCGCAAGCCGCAGTCCTAAGCGGGCCAGGCATGGTCCTCGTAGGTACATTAGCAATTGCCGGAGTCACATGCGTTAAAGGCACTCGACTCAAAGCAGCTCCAGACGGCACGCTTTCAGGCGGAGTAGACGGCACAGACCACATTGTAGCAATCGCTGAAGAATCAGCCAGCAGCGGCGCAGACGTTCTTGTGAGGAGCTTGATCTAACATGAACACTCTACGATACGTTGGACACGACGAACCACTAACCACGGAGCAGGGACAGTACATTATGGACCGCGTCGTCTTCGCGGCCCGCAGAGAACTCGTAGGCAGAAAACTGATGCCAATCCGCAAAATCGACAGTGGCGCGCAAGTGTTCGGCTACGACGTTCTGACTGAAGCGGCAAACGCAGCGACAGACTTGGGTTGGCCGGGAAGAGAAACGCTTGACATCGTGAACTTGGCAAGGACAACCGTAGCGATTCCGACCGTGCATAAAGAGTTCGAGATCAACAAGCTTGACTTGGCTGCTAGCCGCATGAGCGGCGCGCCGCTGAACACTACGACGGCTGAAAGCGCAGGGTACAAAGTCGGCTTGGAAGAGGACACGTTGCTGATTCTGGGCTACGCTGGAGACGGCACAAACTACGACATCAACGGCCTCTACAATGCTACGGGGGTTAACAGTGAAGCCACCGCCTTGAATTGGAGCACAGCCACAAACATCCCTACAAGCATCAACAACACGATTACGTTGCTGATGGCAGACAACATTTTTCCGCCATACAACCTAACCGTGAACCCGCAAGAATACAACGAAGCCGCCGTATTTGTAGCAAACACAGCCGTTCCCTACCTCACATGGATTAAAGAGCGCATTCAAGGCGAAGTCTTTCCAACCGCCACAATGACGGCGGGAACGGGCTTGATGACTAAGGCGAATCCAATAGGCATGTTCGAGTTTGTCGTAGCAGAAGACTTGACGGTTGAAACGCAGGTACTCAGCAAGAAAGAAGGCGAAAGCCTCTTCGGCAGAGTCTACATGCGCGGCTTGCCAGTCGTCTACGACGCGAATGCGATTTGCCAAATGACACAGATTTAAGCGTGGTTTTTCCAGTCCACCAATAAACTGGTTCCCCCCACTTTTTTGGGGTTTAAAACCAAATCGTGAAGGAGGAATGAAAAAACGAAAGTGAAAGTTAAAGTCGGCACTCTAAGGTTTGAGCAGGGCACGTTTGAGCAGGGAACCATAATCACGGTTTCGGAGGAGCAGTTCAAACGGTTCGGCACAGCTGTTGAACTCGTGGCAGAGCCAGAAGTAACGGAGCCCCCAGTGAACGCGCCAACTCCAGAAGCGCCGCCAACCGAACCAACTCATACGGGCGGACCGCAGCCCAAACCCCGAAGGACCCCTAAGGAACTCTAAGTGTTTCCTTTATGGTGCGCGGGCAAACTTGGCAACTGTCCAGAAGGGCTGAAGCGGTTCAGGTTTACCTGCCTGTATTGTCGGTGGCGCAGACAATATTTTGGCGGTTGGAGTAAACCATCCTACTGGATAAACTACACTTACAAGTCAAGCATCAAAACGTTTGTCACCTCCACCATAACCGTTGACGGCGACGAGTATCGCTTGGCCAGCGGCAGACGCTTCAAACATACGGTTAGTCATTACGCCAAAATTGATCCGAGAGGCCACTTCACGATGGTTAGATGCTCAGCAATCATAATGTTTGACCAAATCATGGAGAGGGTAGGCTTCAGGAAGCCTTTTCCTGAGTTCTGCGAGTTCCTCGCGAACTATCCAACGTGGTGAAATTATGGACTTGGAAGAAGTTAAACAGTTAATCAGTTCGCTTCGAGAGAGTAATCCTTCACTTGTTAATCTGTCTGTTGTATGTGACAAGCTTGCATCTTTTGTTGCTGACGCTGAAATCAGTTTAGACTTGTCAATAAAGATTGACAGTTTAACAGATCAAATCAGCCAATTCAAAACTGTTAACAGCAATTTAAACCAGCGAATGGGCACTGTTGAAATAGTGTTGAAAACTCAGCAAGACCAACTTTTTCTGAGTGATGAAGAACATAAGCAGATGGTTACGCGTGTTCACGCTGTTTTGGGTCAGCTTGAAGAGTATTTGACGAGACATACATAATGACCCAAGTAAAATAATGAGGTCTTAAAATATGGGTTTGAAAATTGGCGAAGCATTCAAAGACCGTTGCTTCATAACCGTGGTTGCAACGGGACTTCCAGCCACAGCCTTAGTGTTCACTTGCACGGTCATAGATGAATCAGGCAACCGCGCCGCCCTTGTAGTAACGGAAGAAAGTGACGGATGGTACACAGCACCATTCACTCCTGATGCGGCGGGCACTTGGGCTACTGAATGGAGTAAAGCCGCGAACCCTCAACTCTACACATTCCATTATCCTTACAAAGAATTTAAGGTAGGCGGTGGACAGGAAGACGATATTTACACGCGACTCGGAGCACCTTCTGGGGCAAGCGTGAGCGCAGACGTTGCAGCCATTAAAGCTGAAACAGCCTCACTTGTAACCAAAGTAGATGCGGTAGATGATTATGTGGATACTGAAGTTGCGGCTATCAAGGCTAAAACGGATAATTTGCCCGCAGACCCAGCAGACGACAGTGACATTGACGCGCAACTTGCAGTTATAGATGAATTTCACGATGTCCCCGCGCAGAATTCAGCGTTAAACGCTCAGATAAATGAGGTTATCGGCAACAAGACAGACACGACGGCGGGTGATAGCCTCGTAGCTCTTGCAAAGCTGATTAAAGCTAAAACAGACAACCTTCCCGTAGATCCAGCAGATGAATCCAACACGCAAGGCGACCTAGATACTATTCTCGCCGATACTAACGAGTTGCAGACTGATTGGGTCAACGGTGGACGATTAGACCTGTTGATTGACGCGATTAAAGCCCGCACGGACCACCACGAAATCACCAAAGCCTTCTTCAGCGCCACAGACGACATTATAACCTGCAATACTGACAGTTCAGACTTAACGTTGCCCAGCGTCGTCTTGCCCAACATTACAGGAACAATCACCCACGTCTACGCGG